GATTCCATGCGCCACTTCGGCGTGGATGTCCTCCAAGACCTCTCGGAGATCGTGGTTTGCCACGTTTACATGGGTGGAGAGCTTTCCCCATCATGCCGATCGAGGAAGTCCAGTTCACTGATCCGCGATGGCTGCAGTTCTGGGATAACTACAAGGGGCTTGAGCATCAGAAAGATGCGATCAAGAAGCTCGGGCGGCACATCAAAGAAGCAGACCCTGGGTTGCTGTGTGAATCCGCCGAATGGGTCCAGGACTGGCGTGATGCTGGTTCAACAGCGGGCTATGCGCCGGCCGTCAAGCTGATCAAAGACTTCGAGGGATGTCATCTGAGCGCATACCCCGACCCATTGAGCGGCGGCGATCCCTGGACGATCGGCTACGGCACCACCCGGTACAGGGATGGGCGCAAAGTGCAACGCGGAGATCAGATCACCGTCGTGGATGCCAACGAGCTGCTCGAGGGTGAGGTCGAATCCATCGCCAAGAAGCTGCGCGGCGCAATCCCCCATTGGCAGGAGATGAGCCAGGGGCAGCAGTGTGCCCTGATCAGCTTCGCCTACAACCTTGGCCCTGGGTTCATGGGCGCTGCTGGGTTCGAGACCATCAGCCGCCGCCTGCGCGACAAGACATGGGACAAGGTGCCAGCCGCACTGGAGCTCTACCGCAACCCAGGCACCAACGTGGAGGTAGGCCTGCTGCGCCGCCGCCGCGCCGAAGGGCAGCTGTGGCAGGGCAACACAACACCCCTCGCCAAGAAATCCACCCTGCTCAACGTGAAGTGGCAGAGCCAGCTCGATAACAAGAGCCAGCAGGGTGCCCGCGAGTGCTTCTCGTCGAGCTGCGCCATGCTCGCAATGTTCTGGGGCAAGGTGGCGAACGACGACGCCTACAACGCTGTTCGCGCCAAATACGGCGACACCACATCAGCCGAAGCTCAACTCGCTGCGCTGCGTTCCCTGAGCCTCAAGGCCGACTTCCACACGAACGGCACGCAGGAAGACCTGGAGCGCGAGGTTGATGCCGGCCGGCCCGTCGCTGTTGGCTGGCTGCATCAAGGCCCTGTGAGCGCGCCCCGGGGCGGCGGCCACTGGACCGTAGTGATCGGCTACACGGATGTGGCCTGGATCCAGAACGATCCCAATGGCGAGGCCTTGCTGGTGCAGGGCGGTTACGCCAAGAACACCAAAGGCGCCGGGATGATCTACAGCCGCAAGAACTGGAATCCGCGATGGATGCCTGGCGGCAGTGGCGGCTGGTATCTCACCTGTAAGCCATGAAGCGCGAACGACTGCATCTCAGCCATACGACAACGGTTGAGACAGGAAAGGACTGGAACGGACGTTTTTTCATCGCATACGACAAGGGCGCCAGCGTGTTCTTGCGTTGTCCGAAAGAGGTCAGGCGCTGGCTCAAGCTGCCCGCGAAGATCCCCATGCGGGAGTCATTCGACAGCTGGATCGCATCCCTCGAGGCGGCTGATGCCAGCAAACGCTCAGGCGTGGAGCCGGTCGTTGACGCTGCGAGCAGTTTTGACCCACTGGCCCATGGTCTGGATGAAAGCGACCCCAACCACCAAACCAAGACAGTGATCTAGCCCTTGCGCGTCGCCTCGTAGGCGTCAGCAAGGTTGTCGGATGCTTCCTTGGCAAACCAGCGAGCAATAGCCGTTTGCTGGTGCCAGAGCGTGTTCAGTAGCAGCGCTGTGTTGAGCAGACCCTCGTGGTCGCCGGACTCGAACAGATCAAGCAGCGTGCGCTTGGTGGCCTCTTGCCTGAATTGCAGCTCCTGGCCAACGACGAAGGGCTGCATGGCTACCTCTTCACCTTGGGGCTGATGATGCCGGCCGCCACTTCGATCACCCGGTAGAACTTGACGAGGAGCCGGGTGTAATCGTTAAGGGCCTTGTTGTCTTTGGGTGTGGGGGTCATGTTGACCACCACCAAGGCGACGCCGTGAATGGCAATGGCCAGGGCGACGTAATCGGAGAGGTGATTCATCTCATGGCTGGCGTTCAACTCTGCGCAGCCGCTCCTCGTGGTCCTGGAGCATCTCCTTGATGCCCTCGAGGATGGTGCTGGTGCGCGCCTCAAAGCGCCCCAGCCCGTTAGCGATTTTCCAAAGCGCGGCGACACCAGAGCCGCCGAGTCCGATTAGGGCAACGACAGTCGCTGGATCCACGTCAAGACGTCTGCACCCCCGCAGAGTAACGGGGCCACCCGGGGGCGCAAACGCTGACCAGGCTGGCTAGCTCGCTACACCCCAGCGAAGACCCTGTAAGGCGTCACGGGGTCAGGGTTAAGCGCAAACGGCACAAGCTCATCAGGAAGCACATCGCCTGCATAGTTAGCGTGCCAACCATCTAGAACGGTCGGAGGAACCAGCTCCTCACCCGTTACTTGGTCATAGACGCCACCTTCAGTGATGGTGCCGATGGGATCAAATGCCCAACCGATGTCAGCTTGCTTGTAGTAGCCGGGGTTGTTGCCGATGGGTTCGACGTAGATGCCAGCAGCAGCAAGGGCGGTTTGAGCCTCTGTTTCGTCGGTAAAGCGGAGAAAGTAAGTAGTCATGGTGTTCAAGAGGTGATGGTTTGCAGGATGGCGTTACTGAGGCGGGTTGGGTAGTAGGTGATGCGGGAGATTTTCTTGGAACCTTGAAAGTCATTATTGACTCCCATACCTATCTTTAGGCTATCAACAACTGGAGGTGCTACCGACGTATCTGCAGTTTGTACTACGCCGTCGCTGGACACCGTTGCATAATTTGTGTCATACACAATGGCAGCTTTTGAGAATTGCCCTAAACCAAAGATTGCCTGGTCAACGCCAGAGGATTTCATCAGGTATCCATTCCCACTGTTTCTATTTAGATAGTACCTGTTATCTGCGTTAGACGAAACAGTAAATGCAAAGCCGTCGCTGCTAACAGTAGAAATCCAAGTCCCCTCACTCTGGTTATACCAACTACTAAAATTACTCCCCGTAATCGTTGCCACATCCGCACTTCTTGTCACCGTAGAACTGGTGGAAGCATCAGCAGCACGGGTGACGGTACTGGCGGTGGTGGGGATGTAGGAGGTGGGGTAGGATCCAGCCTCAAACTGCATCCCCCAAATTAAAACCCCAGATGTACCATTGCCAGCAAAATAGACGTTGCTGAAGGCTTTCCCGGTCGCAGGAGCAACATACGGACTTGCTGTGACCGTAGACGTAGTTGTCCCAGTTAAAGAAAGTCGATACCACCCATTGCCTAGTTTCTGACTTGATGCTGAGACAGTGCCGTTTCCGAGCTGATAAGTGCCATCAACCAAGCTGAATCCTGCGCCGCCAGAAAGCAAGCCGTCTCCGCTGGCACCATCAAGGCTAAGCCATACAAAGTTATACCCATCTGCCTTGGCAAATACGCTTACCGTGTAAGTACCAGTAATGCTGCTAACTGTGTTGGCGGGATAGAGGACGTGAATAGTGTCAGATGTGTTGGGGATAATCTTGCCAGCAGTTGTCGTTCCGTCTGGGGCTGCGGAAACGTTACTGGAGACTGACATGTTAATAGGCGACCATGTTGTTAAATTCTGGCTATACGTCAACAAGTTCGTCCCCGCCCCCTCCAACAACAACCCAGCCGGTCTCATCACACCGCTGCTATCGGGGAAGAACGCATTGCTCCGTGCAACACCACTCGCTGCCGTTTGGATAACACCGTTAGCGTCGTAGTACGTGGCAGTAGAGGCGCGACTGGTGAAGGTTGCAGGGGTTGGGATGTAGGAGGTGGGGAAGGATCCGGCTTCTAGTTGGGGGCCGTAAAGATAAAGTGAATTGATCGAAGCGATGTAAGTTTGCCCATATGAGGCACTGCTCGACGGAACAATATAGACATACCAAAACCCAGTGGACGCGACCGTTGCCGACACCGCGCACTTGTACCACCCATTGCCTGCGCTAGCGATAGAAACGGCTGCACTCGATCCTTTAGTGCCTACGACACCCAGAGAAAGATCAAAATTGGCAAATACATTTACATCTGTAGCTTGCAAAATTTGAAGATATTGAGCACTTCCTGCTTTTGCGTAGATTGAAAACGACAAACTGCCTGTGGCTGTTGGTGATTTCCCAATGCGTTGAGCGCCAACGGTCCCGTTTGAAGTTAGCTGTGCAGCCACGAATAGACCGTTGGGTGCGGCCAAAGCATTAGGCGTCAGAGTGGCATTTAGTGCTGTCCACGAGGCATCACTAAGCCGCTCGCTATACGTCAGCGAGTTCGTCCTCGCCTCCTCCACCAACAATCCAAGACTCTCCCTCGTCGTTGGGTTATGGTCAAATCGTGCCACACCACTTGCAGCACTTTGGATGACACCATTAGCATCCACATGCGTGCCAGACGATGCACGAGAAAAGGTGATGCGTGGATCTAGCTTCTTATCCTTGGCAAACTTAAGGTCAAGGGTTGGGCGGGTGTCAGGGTAGAGATGTTTGATGGTCATTGGTTAAACTCCGAGAACAGTCCAGTTGGTGCCGTTGTACCAGACAAGGGCATTAGCGGCTCCACCGCCAACAACAGTGGAACCAACAGCAGGTGAGCTTGCATTATTCACGCGAAATACACGCCCAACAGGACCAGCAGGCAGGGCAGATACCGCTACAGCAGAATCAATGTAAAGATCCTGAATGGTGAATGCTGATGTGTTCTGCAGTGAGGCGGTGCCCAGCATCGCGTTCAGAGGAACTTGGTTCGGGTTCTCTCCGATGTCGTGCTGAGTAACGACTGGTGCAGCGCTAAGCCCATACTCGGCAAGCTTCAGCAAGCCAGCGCCTGGGGCATCAAGGTTGATGTCACCGTTGCCAAGCGTGGTCGTGATCTTCTTGCCTAGTACGTCAAGGTCGCCACCAAGCTGTGGCGTCAGGTCCGAGACAATGTTGATTCCATAGGAGTTTGGATCAACATTCACAAATCCAGTTTGCTGGTCGACCGTAAACGTGTCGCCAACCTTGAACTTTCCGGATTGGTCGGTGCTGGTCAGCCAAACCTTCCCGTTGTTTCGGCTGATCGCTTCATTGGACTCGACAGGAGCGCCGCCGTTTTCCGGAAGCGCCGTGTAGTTACAGCCGGAGCCCGTATACTCCATCGTGTGACTTGCGGTTGAAATCATCGACCGCAGGAAGAAGCTGACCGTCTGGCCGTTGGACAATGGGCTTATCAGGCCCAGGTTCTCAGCCCTGTTGCTCGGGTTGGGGCGGCTGATCGTGACGCTCCAGCCGCTCAGATTCGCTGTTGATGACAGGATCGGATAGATGTCACTGCCAATCTGCGCCAGCATGTTGATTGCTGGCCTGGTCGCGTCGCCAAACCATGTGCCGCTTGCCGACGGCGCATTGATGGCGAAGGTGACGCTGCCAGCCGATGCTCCCCCAGCGGCCGTCGCGGTGAAGATGGCACTGCTGCTCTTGCCATCAGCAATCAACCCGTACCGGCCGAAGTCGGTAGTGCCGACCTCCATGTTGATCTGACCGCCGCTGAGCGCCTTGGCGTGGTAGTGGCAGAACAGGCCGAAAAATGACACGGCTTGCGCATAGCCGTTGTTGCATACCAGCAGGCCGGGCCCGTCAAGGCAAAGCTGAGTGAACTCGTTGAGCACGAAGGACCGCAGTGGGCTGCCGGGCGCAGGCAACGAGCCATCGACGATGACGCCACCGCCACATGGGGCGGAAGTCAGGTCGCCGCCAGTGCCGCTGTAGTTGTTTGGGTCGAAGCTGCTGTTGTCAATGCCGCTGTCAGCGAAGTTTGAGCAGTTATTGATGAACGGGCTCTTCCTGATGAAACACCCTGGGTAAAAGCCAGCCACCCACCCTTGGATCTCCGGCAGGCCATAGGCAATGTCATTGTCAATCGGATGGCTGCCTCTTGCCCCGGATGCCTTTAGTCCTGCGAATGTGAACCCGTCGATATAGGTACCGCTATTGCAGCGGAACATGGTCGCCGTCTCTGTGTCTGGAGTGGGATGCACAAAGCAGCTTCGCTGCGATTCCCCAACGATGGACAGGTTGGCAACCGTAATGTCGATTGGGAGCGACTCTTGGTAGACGCCTGGAGCAACCTTGATGATGTCCCCAGCCTGAGCCGACTGCACAGCGTTCTTGATCGTCTTCTTCGGCGTGATGATCCGATGCCCATCGTTGGCGTCGTCACCGCTTTGCGAATCGACGTAGATGACCGTGGCCTGAGTGGTGAAGGTTCCACCAGAAGCAACGCCAAGCCAGGCCAGGCCATTCCAGATGGAAAGCGTTTTATTGCTGTCGTTCTGGAGCCATGTCTTGCCAACTGGCCATAAAGAGCCAGATGGCGTACTTGTCTGAACGATGGTGCTGAACTGCGCGTCAGCAGCCTTCGCGGTTGGGATCTTGTCGTCAGCGCTGCTCCAGTCCTCGTTGCTATCAATGCTGTCTGAGGTCTTGTTCCAGCGAGTGTTGATGTCGGCCTGCAGAACGGCATCAGCCGCATCGACGTACTGCTTTGTCGCAGCCTCAAGGCCGGTAGCCGGATCGTCGTCGAGGATCAGCGGGCCGGTCATGGTGCCGCCGGCCTTGGGGAGAGCGGCGTTGGCGGTGGCAACCGCTGCCAGCGCCTCTGCGATCGCTTCCTGGCTTACCTCGTTTGAGCGTGTCGCGTAATCAACCCACTCCTGGACCACATAGAGGTTCTGGAGGTCCGAGATATTGAGGTCCGCCGAGATCAGATTGGAGCCGTCGCTCCACACAACAACCTGTGATCCGTTTGGTGTTTCGCGTCGAACCGTCAGCTGCTGGCCAGTCGCCGGGGCAGTGGTGACCTGGATTTGATTGTCACTGCTCCAGTTGTAGCCCACGCCTTCCGTCAGCAGCGCCGTGTAGGCGCCGGTCTCGATCACAAGGTTGAGGTAGACCTTGACGTGCGCCTTCAGCAGGTACGGGAACGGGACGCTGAAATCAACAGTCGCCCCATTCCCCGGGTACTGGCGGTATGAGAACGGGGTCGCAGGCACGGCATGACTACGGGGTTGTAGTCATTGTGGCTCCATTCAGGGCCTCGGCAAAGCCGCGCAGCCCTCCATCCGTGTTGCGCTCCAGGTTGTTGGTTCGCATGATGTCGCGCCGTTCACGCCATTCCTGTGCTGCCGGAGTGTTGCTGGTGTTGATCTGATCTCTGGTGATCAGGTGGTAATACTCCTTGGTTGCATTGATCAGCACCTGGGCCGCTTTGCGGCGGCGTTCAGCGGCCGGCATGTCGCGGGCCTTGAGGTCGCTGGTGGTGTTGGGGTCGTCCTGCATCGCCTGGTAGACCGGCGAGTTGATCAGTGAGCGCAGCGCCTCCTGGACGGTGCGGCCTTTGACGTGTGGCTCCACGAATTGCACCACCGGGAAGCTGACCGTCTTGTTGTTCGGGATGGTGATGCCCGTTGGCGTGTCGACGGGGAAGGCGAGCTGGAAGCTGACCGACGGCACCTTGCCGGCAATGGCGAGCCGCGCGGTCGGCGACATTTCGCCTTGGATCGTCGCGTAGGTGTCGTTGTACTCCTTCTTCAGGTCGTCGCTCATGGCAACGCCCTCGAGGACGCCTGACATCAACGCGCTGGGCGGGTTGAGCTGGTTCTGGGCGTCGAGCTCGGCATAGAGCTTCTCATCGGCCTCGGGCCACACCTGCGGGAAGAAGCGGTCCTTCAAAGCGTCGGCCAGCTGCTGCCCCCAGGCGAGCTTGATCTTGCTGCCCAGCCAATCGCGCTCCTTGTAGGCGCCACCGATCAGCCCAGTGAGGCCAAGGGTGCCGTAGGCAAGCTCGCGCAACTGGCGCTCGATCTTTTCGAGCGGGCTGTCATCAGCGCCCTGGAAGTTCTGCGATGCGCTCGGTGCGGTGCTGGCGAACAGGTTGCGGCTTTGCATCCCGCTGAAGCGCTCGGCGTCGCGGATCAGGCCGATGTTCGGGATCTGGCCGCTGCCGAGGTAGCCAAGGAGTCGGGCCGGTGAGCGGTTGGGCTCGAGGAACAGCTCCATCAGCTGATTCACCTGACCCAGGGCGGTCTGGCGCATGAGGTGGCCGGTGAGCACCTGCATCACGCCGCCCAGGGCGTTGTATTGGTCGTACTTGGAGTACGCCCCGGTCACGAACGTCTCCTTGATGTCCTTCCACAGGAACAAGGTGTTCAGCACGGGGATGCCACCTAGGAAGGGGATGCCGGCGATGGTGTTTGGCGCCTTGCCCTGAGCCTGCAGCCCGATCCGCCATTCCTCCCGCTCGCGCAGGTCGATCGGGCCGTTGCCGATGATCAGACCCATGGCGTCCAGGGTGGCGAACAGGCCAAGCAGTTGAGCTGAGACCGCCCATGCGGCCTTCGCTCTGGCCGCCTGCTCTGGCGTTGCGTTCTTGCCAAAGGCGGCCTGCACCGGAACGGTCAGCCAGTCGCTGGCAAGGCGGAAGTCGAGCAGTGTGCCCATGAAGGGCGACTGCACATAGGGGAAGGCCAGATCGAAGAACCAGTGCTTTCGGAGGGCCTGCATGGCGTTGAAAACGCTGCCGGTGATCGTCCCCTCCTCAGGGCGGTTCTGCATCCGCATCTCTTGCGAGAACCCTTCGGCAGCCAGGGAGTCAGGTGTATCGAGCGTGGGGTAGCCGTAGGTATTGCCGACCTTCTCGTTAAGGATGCGCTCGGCGATCTCTTGGTCCGTCACGTCAGCCCCCAGTCCGTTCTCGCGGCGGAAGCTCTTGATGTTCTCTTCAGTCGGCCCCAGCTGATAGAAGGCCTTCTCCAGCTCGGACTGCACCCACTCATCGCGGCTGCGTTGATCGAACAGGCCGAGCTGGGCGCCGTCGCGTCTGGCCCTGATCTCCAGATCGTTCTTGATCTTGAACAGGTGGAAGAAGTAGCCAGCCGTGTTGTCGACGCCGGCCATCATGCGGAAGCCGGGCGTGAGCACCTTGGCGCCCATGCTCTCCGCCCACAGCCGCCAGGCAGCGTGCATCTTGTTGCGGAAGACGCCGGCGTTCTCGGGGATTGACCAGATGCCGGAATCGCGGCCCGTGCGGAACGGCATGTCGAGCATCTGCTGCAGCTCGGCCTTGAGCTGCTGGTTGGCCGAGATCTGCCGGCCGTAGGTGTCGGCGTTGCCGCCGAATGGGGCGACGCCCTCTTTGAAGGCACTGGTGAACAGCTCGCGCGCGGATGCCCGCGTCATGTCCAGGCCGAACTTGACGCTGTTCCAGGCGACGCCAAAGCCTTCCTTGGTCGCATCCCACTGCTCGCGGGTGAGCTTGGTGCCGGCCGGCGTCAGGAGCCCGATGTTCTCGTAAGCCTGGCGGTAGGGGCCCAGGAAGAACATGCCGATGTTGCTGCCCGCGTTCGTCTTGAACTGGGTCATCGCGTTCAGCAGCTGGCTGTCTTTGGCCAGCGCATTGCCGCGCTTCATCAGCAGGTTGAACCACTGCTTGTCGCCCAGACGGCTCTTGGGGTCGACGCCATCGAGCTGGGTGATGAGCTTGAGCTGCTCGATGGTTTCGGCCGCACGCTCTGGATTGACCTTGGCGTCATCGACGGCATCGACCACCCGGGCGAAGTGGTCGTCGCGCATCAGCTCCTCTGGCGTCATCGTCAGCGCGCCTTGGACTTCCGGTGCATCGGGCTCAAACAGGCGGCCGTCGGCCAGCTGATCCGCTAGCTCGGTGTCCATGGCGCCAGGGCTGTCCACTGCGCCGCGGCGGGCGTAGAGGGCCTGGCCAGTGCGGCGGCCGGCGAGGCTGTAATGGCGCTCGGAGACCAGGGCCAGCTTCCAGGCCTTGAACGCTGAACCCTTCAGGTCGGCCGGAACGTCGCCCGCACGGATGGCGGCGCTGATCTCATCGAGTTTGTCGAGGTAGGCGTCGCGGTAGCCCTCCTTGGCCACACGCAGGCGGATCATCCGCTCGGGGATGGCGTTGAACGCTGCGGCGTCATTGGCCATCAGGGCCATGACGTTGTTCACGTCCAGGTTGAGATCCCGGTAGCTGCTGACCACCAGCTGAGCGATGCGCTCCTGGCCGAGCTGCTCGGTGATGAAGGCGTAGTCCTGGGGGTTCAGGCGCCGGTTGGAGATGGTCAGCAGCTGGGCGAGCTTGGCGTAGTCCTCAGCGGTCTCGATGTCGTAATTGGCCAGCAGCTGCTTGAAGTTGATCGGCTGGTCGCCACCGATGTCGACGCGGGGCGTTGTCTCCAGCGCCCGCTCGATGTAGGCGTTGAACTGGTCGTTGTCGAGCAGTTCTGTTTGGCGGCGCAGTTCTTCGTCAAGCCGATTCTGGGGGACGCCATCCAGATAATCGCCGCCATCGGGCGTAGGCGCTTGTGAGGCCCGCAGGCGAAGGCGGTTGCCGGCGTCTTCAAGTGCTCGTTTTTCGGCGAGCAGTTGCTGTCTCTCTTGGTAGAGCTCTTCGCAGCTAGACATCAGCAGCCTCCTTCGCGGTTGCGATTGTTCCAATCATCCAGGTCGGCTTCGACTTGCGCATACCTGCGGTCGACCTCGGCCCGAACTCTTTGAGCAATGTCAGGGCGAGCCCTGGCAAGTTGCGCGTCAACCTCGCCTGCAATGCGAAGCAGGTCGGGGTTGCCCAGTTTCTGAAGAACCTTGTCGGAGCGATCGCCGACCGCTCCGCTCCACGCGTCCTCGAAAACGTCAACAACGGTTGGCGACTTCTTCCTGATGGCGCGCACAACGGCGCCGACGTTGTTCACCAGCTCCCCGATAGCGGAGAAAACCGCCTGAACAGCTGATCCCTTCGTCCGCGCCTCATATCTGCGCAAGGCCCACACGGCAAAAGCCTCGGCCTGGATCTCGTCGATGTCCATGTCAGGCTGGTAGACGCCGCCTCCCTTTTTGATCAGGGCGACCATTTCCTCTTTCGCCTCTGGGGTCTTCAATGCAGCCTTTTCAGTCGGGAACAGGAACTCCTGCAGCCGGTGAAACGCCTCGTGGTACGCGTCCCCGACCATGGATCGTCCGCGCCGCCCTGAGGCTGCCCGGCCTTTCCCGAAAGATTTTGAGAGCTGTAGCTCCAACGAAAGAAGAATTGAGTCTTGAAGAGGTCCTGGATACTGGACGGGAACTCGGAGTCCGGCGGTCCGGCTGTCCAAGTACTGGGCGGCATCTGTGAAGGGGCGCTGTTCGATCAGCCTGGCCGCGGCTGGATTCCATGCTTTTGCCGCCTGATAGGCCTCGTCGACCCCGAACTCGCGCGCGATGAGGATTTGATCGAGCACCTTCATGCGCTCTGGCTTGATGCCGGAGACGCGGATCCCTTCGCGCATGGCGGCCATGAGCTCAGCCGTCGCGTCGCGGGCTAGGGATTGCGCAGACCTCTCGCTATAAGTCACCAGCCAGCCATCCAGCTCGCCCTCTTCCGCTTTTGCGGCGGAACTGTTGGCGTCACCCTCCAGCCTGTTCAGCCAAGCATCGCGGAAGCGCCGCTCGCCGCCAAAGTCCCGAACCTCGGCCGCAAAATCCACCAGGAACGCCTCGCGCTTGGTGAAGTCTTTGGGCTTCTTGGTTGCCATCAACTGCTGCGCTGCAGATGCGGCCCAGCCATCCGGCTTCTCAAATAGCCACTCGTCGACCAGGCGGCTGGGGATGCCGCTGCCCGGGGGGATGGCGCCGCTTGCCTGCATGGCGCGTAGCCCCGGCGACTTGACGCCATAGAACTGGCGGTAGGCCTGGGCAACGGCCTCCGTGGCAGGCGTGTCACGCACGCCCTTCGTCTTGTCGGCCCGGGCGGCGTCCATGTCCAGGCCAGGGATCTTGTCCGGGTCGAGGATCTCGCCCTTGCCCCGCACAAAGGCGATGGCCTGATCCAGCGACATCGGCTCGCCCAGGACGCTGCCGGCCCAGTTCTGAAGGCTTTGTGCAGCAACCTCGATCCGGCTTTCGTCAGTCCGGGCTGTGATCTTGCGGCTGGCTCCAGTTGGGATTTCGATTGGCGGAGGCGTTGGCAATGCTGGCGGTTCCTGGAAGTCGCTCACCACCCCCGCGGCCTTCTTCTCATCGAAGGTCTTGAGGTCGTAGCCCTCGGCGTCGCGCGCGGCCTTCTCCGCCTCTTGGGCGACGGCGTCGTCCAGCTGGCGGTAGGCATCGCGGAGCTCCAGCTCGTCCGCCATGGCCTGCACCACGTCGTCGGTGATGGTGTTCTCGGCCAGATCGCGCTGGACCTTCATCAGGTCGACACCCGAATCCATCGGCAGATCGGGGATCGGCGTTTCAGGCGGCCGCACCTCGCCGTTCTGGATGGCGCGCTGAATGGCCAGCATCTCCATCGCCTGGCGGTCATCGGGCAGCAGCTCATCGAGCTTCTGCGGCGCCTGGGCCAGCAGATCTTCCTGGACCACGTCGGCCCGGGTGATGGCCTGCTCGCCCATCAGATCAGCGAGCTGACCCACCAAGCGGTTCTTGATTTGCTTAGCGATCGCGCCCTTGTTCTCGCCGGCTGCGACGCGGTTGCCGCCCTCGTTGAGCAGATCGCGGATCGGGCCGGTCTCCATCCAGGTGCGCTGGAAGTAGTCGATGGCGCGGGCGTTGGCCTCGGCCACCTGCTGCGCGCTGGCCTTATCGATCCGGCTGCCCTTGGCCTCCAGCGCCGCCGAGTTGGCGTCCGCCATGGAGAACAGGCGCTTCTCCCGCTTCAGCAGGGTCGCCACCTCATCCGCCAGGTCGGCGACCGCCACCATCTGCTTGTTGAAGGTCTGGTCCCAGTCGGTTCCCTTGAGCATGTCGGGCTGATCAACGCGGCCAGTCGCCTGGGCCTCGCCGGTCATCTGCTTGCTCAGTTCGAGCATCCCTTTCAGGCGCCCCTCGGTGGTGCCGGGGTTCTCGACCAGGTAGCGGTAGGCGCCGCGCATCGAGGCTTCATCAGCCCCGCTGCCGCCAATCAGCCGGCCTTGGCGTTCCTTGATCTGGCCGCTCTCGACCGCGCGCAGGATGTCCTCCGGCAGGCGGCTGAGCTGAAAGCCCGAAAGGCCGTTGCCGGAGTCGGGGGCCAGGGGCACGCCAAGCGACTCCAGCTGGCCGGGCTCAGTGATGCCGGCGCCTTTGATGAACCAAGCCGCGTCGATTGGTCGGCCGCCGCCAGTGGCGATATTGCTCAGCGCGCCGACTGTTTTCGCCTGCTCCGGCGACTCAGCAAAGATCTCCTTGATCGGCAGGGTCGGGATGTTCTTCGCCTGGGCCAGGGCGAAGCGGTTGTGGCCGTTCACCACATAGAACTCGCCGTCGGCCGGGTCTTGCCACACCTCGACCGGCTGCTCCATGTCGGTGTTCCAGCGATCGACGCCCTCGAGGGAGGAGCCGCGCTGTACGCCTCGAGCGTCGGTGCCTTGCTTGAACTGGAAGCGGGCCGGGTCGATCTTGAGGTCGCCCGTCTTCATCATTTGCTGGCCGGGCACCAGGCGGCTGGGGATGACGATCGAGCCGTCGTCCGCTGCTGCCTGCAGCGTTTGCACCGCATCGGCCGGGGTGAGCTCCTCCCATTCCTTGCCGGTCAGCGCCTGGGCCCTTGCTGCCAGGTCAGGATTCACCTCTGGGTGAAGAACGTTGAGCAGTTGCTGCGGTTCACGCTTGCCCAGCTGCTGCCATTGCTGCGCGAACGGCGTGATCGGATCAGCCAGGCTGTCGCTGGGCGCCGTATTCAGCTCAGTGCTCAGCGCGGGGTCGGGCTCAAGCGGCTGGCGGCTGGCCATGCGCTGGTCCAGCTCCTCCAGGACTGAGCCGCCACTGCGGACGGCGTCGAGCAGTTCAGCATCGGAGGCGTTCTTGATCTGACTGAAGGCGACATCGGCCTCCGGTAGCTCGGGGTCGTAGTCGATGGCCCATGGATCAAGGCCGGGGTCTGCCGTGGGCAGATCGCCTTCCATGACGGCGCCGCCGGGCTCCATCGCCTGGCTAGGGATGGCAGGCTCCGGCGCTGCTGCAGGCTCCGGCGCGCTGATGCCGTACTTCTCCTCCAGGGCGGCATTGGCCTCGCGCAGGCTTTGGCCCTGCGCGGCCTCTGGGGTGAACGCCGTGGCACCGGTATCGGGGTCGCTCTGGACCAGGCCAGCCCCCTCGAGCTCCGCCCGGGGCTGCTCAACGGTCTGCTGCACCACGCTGCGAGCTTTCCGCGCCCGGTTGATGCCCACGAAGGCGCCGCCTAGGCCGACGCCGAACGCGACGTTGGGGATGAATGAGGCTGCGGCCGCATCAGGGAAGGCCATGCCCGGCTTGACCGGGTCGAGCTTGGTGCCGAGAACGGCATCAACCAGGCTCACGGCGCTGCCGCCGGTGGCGGTGTAATCCAGCGGAGTGGTGACGGCCTCGCCAACGGCGGCGTCAAACGCCAGGCGCGATACTGCGCCCTGCCAGGACTTCGCCAGGGCCGGGTTCATCGCATTGGCCAGCGTCTGTGCGGCAGGGCCAACAAAGCGGACGCCACTCAGGGCTTTCAGCCCAACGCCAACGCCAACGCCGCCAGCCACGCCAAGGGTCAGTGCGCTGCGCAGGTCATCGACGCCCTTCTCCTCGGGCGTCATCTGCGATGGAGGCGTTACCCCTGCCGAGCGGTAGACGTGATCGACAACCCGGTCGACGGCGCGGCCGGTAGGGCTGGTGCTGTAGTCGGTCTGCTTTCGGCCGCCGGCCCGCTGCTTCCATTCGATGCCAGCGCGAACGGCATTGGCGGTCGCCGCCGTGGCGCCAAGGCTGCCCTGCCTGAAGGCGATGCCAGCCGGCGTGCTGCGCATGGTCGTGCTCGCCGCCCGCTCAACGCTGCGCAGCGGGTCTGTCGCCAGCTGGTTGAGCTCGTAGCGGAGGTCGTTGCCGAGCTTGCTCAGTGAGAAGCCGCCGGGCCCGACGCCCCAGAAGTTGTTGGCCTTGGGCTTGGGTTTCGGCTTGGGCTTGGCGCGAGGGGCCGGGGGACGCTCGGGGACAACAGGCTGGCCAAAGCCCAGCGAGCCCTTGGCAGCAACTTTCCCGGTGCGGGGATCGGTGACGTACTCGATAGGCATCAGCCTTTACCTCCAGTGGTGGCCTGTCTGATTTGGTCCCTTACTTGGTCGTAAAGGGAACCGAAAATGCGCCTGCCTTCCGCGGCGCTGATCACCTGGCCACGCGTGTACCGGAAAACCCCCTCGTATTGGCCTGGCGCCTTCGCAATGTCGACAATCGGTTTATTGCCGGCAACGGCAGATCTGTTGATGAGGTTCGCCGCGACCTCAAGTTTTCCCCGCATGGTCGGGCCTGCTTCGGTCAACGCGGTAAAGACAAGGGCATTGACGTCCTGTTCTGTCAGGCGCTGGGCTCGCTTAATTGCCAGCGGCACAACGGAAGGGTTGAAGTCAAAGAACCAGTTCTCCCTTGGATGACTTTGGTAGTCGCCGGGGCGCTTGTTCTTGATCAGCGAGATGCCACGGAACGAATTAGCGCCGCGCAGATCCTTGATAACGCCAAGCAAGTTTGTCGAGCCCGATGTTGTTGCCATGGCCTGGCCTCTTGCGGAGAAGTTCTGCATTGAGCCCGCGTAAGCAGGAGCCGTGCCGGTGATGGCATCCAGGGCCCACATGCCGGCAGCTGCCAGGGGTGATTGCGAGCTGCGCTGCGCGGCGGCCACCTGCTGCGAGTAGCTCTGTGTCGCCCGCGCCTGCTGGCCACTTCTCCCGAGTTGCGAGCGCTGAGCCGGCGTCAGCTTGATGTCGTTGGGGTAGAAGTCCGCCTGCTGGAGCAGGAACTGCTGCGGGCTGGTGCCGGCTGCCTTGGCCGCCCTGGTGAGGGGGGCCGGGAGAGACTGCCCGCCTAGAGCCAGCGGGATCAGCCGGGCGGTTTCGGATGCGCTGAGCACGGCCTCGCCGCGCCAGTTCTGCAGCCGCTGCTCGCGGCTCGGCATCGTGTCCAACTGAGCCACACCAAAGGTGGGTGCTCCCTGCGCCCGGCGGCCCGGCGGCGGCTTGGGCGGTTCAGGGCGATCGGCGCCAGGCCGGGTCGTCCCAAATGGAACCGTGCTTGGCTGGCCATTGGTGCCGGGAAACAGCGTCTTCCAGGTGGCCGGTGCGTTCTTTTGGAACCCGGTCAAGGTGGAATCAATCACCTGCTGCTGCTCGGCGGGATTCAGGTCTCGATTCAGCTCCGCCCGCTTGGCGTCGATGGCGCGGTAGATCGCGGTGCGGAAGGCCGCGTTCTGGCGTGCCGCTGACGCAGCTGCATTGGCGTCGTTGACGGCCATGAGCTCGTTGATGTTGCGGGCTTGGCGGATGGCCTGATTCGCCTGTCCCAGCACATCGTCCGGGTAGTTGGCCTCAATGTTTGCCCTCACCTGGCGCGCAATGGCGCCGTTGATGAGGCTGTCCGGCATGTTCTGCTTCTGCGTTTCCTTGCGGCGACGCAGCTCGGCGTACTGGGCGGAGAACTGTGCGCGCCGCTCGGGCGCAACCTGTTGCAGCTCGAACTGGAAGAGCCGATCGAATTGAGCAGGATCCCAGTCACTGCCGTAAGCGGCGTCGGCTTCCTGGAGAAACACGGCGCCAGCGTCATCGGCAAAACCGCGGCTGGTGATGTCTTCGGTGACGTTGGTGGTGCTCTGCTCGATCTTGAGCATTTCCGACAGCGGCAGCTGCCCCTGGTACTGGCCCCTGATCTGCTCAAGCCGAGCGGCCTTCTCTGGGCCATCCGGCAGGCCAAGGGTGGCGCCGGCGACCTCGTCGGCGTATCGCTGGCCAACGGCTTCTTGCTGCGCCTTGCGGGCGCGGTAGTTCATCTGGTCCGTCCTGTCAGTCGCCTCGAGGATCTCCAGCGCGTACATCTGCTGGGCCGTAGGCCGGTAGCCGTTGGAGTCCGGCGGGCCAACCAAAATCGAGCCGATGACGGCCCGCGCCTCCCGATCGATCACGCCGGTCTGCGGATCCATCGCCATGGAAATCGCGTTTTTGATCGCCGTCTCCTTCATCTCCTGGCCCTTGCCAGGGATGCCGAAACGCCGCGCCTCCTGATCGAGGTAGCTGGTTTCGTTGGCGACGATCTGGGCCAGCGGCACGCCGTCCGCCATAGCCTTCTTCACCCGGCCGTAGATGGTGGCCGCCGCAATCCGCGGCACCGTCTCATCCAGGTACTTGTTGTGGTCGTCGATCTGGTCCTGGGTGATCTTGTCCCACTCGCTGTTCATCCGCGGCAGGACGTAGTCCATGAAGCCGGGGGTGAACTCGCTCAGGCCGAACTTCTGGCTCACCTGGGCGATGGCGGCGGCCTTGACCGCATTGACCTTCGGGTCGGCCGGGTCCAGCAGCGCCAGATCAGCGCGGCGCTGGTTGAACTCCCGCCGCATGATCATCGGCATCTCAACCGACGCCAGCTTGCTCAGCTGGTTCTGACGGCCGGCCGTGCGGAACGGGTTAGCCCGATCCATCAGCAGGCCAGCGACAGGATCCTGTCGGGCCACGTCGCGGTTCTCGGCCGCGTATTCGTCCGCCGACACCATCAACTGGCGGTTGGCGATCGTGTAGGCCTTCAGCGCTTCGTTCTGGCCCTGCTGGTATTCATTGGAGGCGTACAGCTGGACGCCATAGTTCATCAGCTTGGTGAGGTTCTGGCTAAATGGAGCCAGTGCTCGAGCCAACTGCTCGCCTTGGTCGTAACCCTGCACGTTCGGCGCGGCAGCGGTCTGCACCAGGCCGATCCGATCACTGGAAAGGTTGATCTGCTGCGGCTGCGCAGGGCGGGCCGTTTCGATCAGCCCTGGCTGCACAAAGCTCGACACCGGACGGGCCGCCGGCTGGATCTGCCCGAGAGGTAGTTGTTCGCGTGCCATTGCTGATTAGCCTCCGTATTGGCGGATGCCGTCGGTCAAGTTGCCGACCGCCGCGGCGCCGGACTTGCCGCTTGATGTGAACTGCTGCAGGCCCTGCCAGACGCTCAGGCCGGTGTTGATGCCGCTGAGCACCGCATTGCCCATGGTCAAGTTGGCGGCCGCTTGGCTCGGCCCTGCGCCCGTCATCGACGGCGGCTGAGGCATCACTAACGTCGGCAACGGCGCAAACGGCCGCACCGGGTCTTGATACGGGGCAGGGTCATAGAACTGCTGGCTGTTGTATCGGCTGACGTAGTTCGCCACGAGGCCGGCCTGCTCGCGCGTGTACTGGCGCTCCCGGAAGTTCTGGTTGATCTGCTTCAGGGCCTCGAAGTCGCCCAGCTGACGCGCGTAGTCGTTCACCAGCCGATCGACGCTGGCGCCCTCCTGGCCGCTGGCCACCACCTGCGACTGCGCCTTCATCGCCTGATGGGCGTATTGGTAGGCAGCCACGGCGTCTTGAGAGGCCTGCTCCCGGATGCCTTCGCTCAATGCCTGGCTCTGCAAGCTGAAGTCCGCCATGGCAGAGGTGCGCGTGCGGCGCACAACATCAGCCTGCTTGTAGGCCTTGACCAGCTCGTAGTTCCGCAGCTGGTTGACGTAGCTGAGGTTCTGGTTGTAGTTGACCGTCTCGGCCCAGTAGCGGTATTTGCTCTGGGTGTTGGCGATGCGGGCGTTGATCTTTGAGGACCAGCGCGCGTACTTGTCGCTGACCTTCTGAAACCTCAGCGCGTCTTGGTATTGCTGGCGAGCCGAAGCGTCCTGAGCGCTGGCGCCAAAAAGGCTCATCCCCATCTGGCCCAGCCCAAGGCCAAGGCCAATGGCGTCATCCCATCCAAATGCCATCAGTCCGCCTCCCTGCAGAAATAACGAAACAGCTGGGCGTAAGGGCCATGGGGCTGGGCCGGATGAACGGTGAAGCCCAGGAACCGCAGCCACGCCACTGATCGGGTGTTGGCCGCAAACGCCCAGTTGTGAAGGAACCGCCAATCCGGCAGCAGTTCATCCACCCATTGCCGCCCCTTGCGGGCCAGCTGGACCTGGTGACTGCGGGTGGCAACCAGTTCGTCAGTGCCGAGCATCCAGATCTCCCCGGCGCCGGAGTCCGGGCAGACGCCGCACAGCCCAATCAGATCGCCGTCATCACCCAGGATTCCGTGGCGCTCTGAGCTGCCGTTCCAGCTCTGCCACACCGCCTCCCTGGCGCCCAGGCCATGGCTGGCCCTCGCTTCGCGGCGGTCTTCCGCTCGCAGCAGTTCAGCCAAATGCTCAATGTCGTGCGTGGCGGGGTCGGTGAATCTCATTGCATTGATTTGGCCTTGCCAGTGATGAGGCCGATCCACTCGCAAGTGCTGAACTTGCAAGGGAGGGCAGAAGCGTTGTGGATCTCCACCACGCAGTTGTCCCCTTTGCTGAGGACCGGGATGGTGAACACCCCCTCCTGATACCGCTTGTCCTCTGTCGCCTGGTCGAAGTTCCAGGCGTCTTGGCCCACCACGCTGTTGCGGCTGCCGAGGATGACGCCGCTGTACTTGTAAACAGCAGTGCTGCGGCGCTCAGCCTTGACGTGCGCCTCGAAATAGCCGGTCTCGTGATACCGGAGCAGCGCTTTCCGCACCTGAGTCCGCAGGCTGTTGGCAGCGGTCTTGCCACTGCCAATCTCTCGCATCGCCTTGAACTTCGTGAAGCGGTACTGGAAGTCGTAGACCTCGCCAAAGAAAATCGCCTTGGCGCTCCAGTTGCCACGCGCCGTGATCGTGCTGCCGCTGCTTGCCTCCCCAAGTAGCACGCCGCCATTGGCCGTCGAGAACGAGCTCCAAGCCTGCGTCTTGGATTTGATCGTGTAGGGCAGCGTCCACGTCGTAATGCCCGTCGTGGCGTTGTAGGTGCCAGCCGCGACGCGAATCGCTGTCGGCGTATCCGCGGTGGTGGACACCCAGCGATCGAGCAGCAATGGGGTGGGCTTGGTGGCGCTCTCTGCGGTTTGATCCGCAATCGGCATCTTCTCCAGCCAGACCTCCGTGCCGTACTGCACCAGCAGATAGAGCACCTCCTGGATCGCAAGCACCTGGAGCACCTTGTCGGCACCGCTCAGCTGCCAATGGCTCCAGCTGTTCTGCAGGCGCTCGACGCCGTTCCCCGTGTTTCGCAGGAAGAACTTTTGCGCGTAGATCCGGTTGAGATAGCCCGTTCTGTCGCTGATGGCGTACCAGCTGTTGCTGGTGTCATCGGCCGCGATGCGGAACACCCCGCTCGGCACATAGGCCGCCACCTGCTGGGTCAGCTCAACCGCATCGGCCGCGATCGAAGTGCCGCTGCCGCGGATGCTGAACTCACGAAACTTGGTCCAGTCGCCGGCCACCTGGGCAAAGACAATGCCGTTGCCGATCTGCGTTGGCCGGCAGCGGGTGTCGATCTCGTACTGGGTCAGCGCGGTGATCTGCGCTGTGGCTGAGGTCAACGTGGTGTCGTTGCTCGAAAGGCGGAACTGCGTCTGGTCCGAGAACAGGATCAGCTCGTCCTGGAACGGCACCGCGTAACGCAGCACGCTGACCCGTGTGCCGCTGGCCTTGATGTCAATCGGGTCAGTCGCCAGTGTTGTGGTGACGGTCTCCGGGAAGAACTCAAAGAACTCGCCGGGGCGGCTGAGCACCACGGCCTCGTCAGCCAGGATCCCCAGGCGGTTCTTGAAGACGAACAGATCCTGGATGCCCTTGCCGATGAAGCTCGGGTCGGGAGCGGTCACATAGTCGCCACAGGTGCGATCACCCCACTTCCGCAGCGTGACGCCCGTGGCGATGGTCGAGCCATCCATCGGCCCGAAATAGAAGGTGTTATCCGGCCTGCGCACCAGGACGTGCGGCATCGTGCTCGGTTTGATGCGGTACTCGGCGCCCGGGGCAACGGTCTCCCTCCAGGAGCCCTCCCCGAAAGTGCCCTGGCCGGAGCGCGGCTTGAACTCGACGTAGTAGCCATCCCAGGCATTGCCCGGGTCGCCGGTGATCTCGATCTGGTAGCCGACTGGCGCGATGGTCGGCAGCTCGGTGAACACCTGAACGCTGTTGGTGATCGCCGTGATGTCGGCATTGGCGCGGGCATCCGTCGCCTTGATCGTCATGGCGCTGCTGCTCTTGAAGTGCAGCACCGATCCACTGCGCTCGATCGTGACGCCGCTCACGCCGGCCAGGCCGGTCTTGATGTTCTCGGCGATTTCAGCCGCGCTGATCTTGGTTTCGGTCAGCGTGCTGCCCACCACGATCACGGCCGCCGTGGCGGTGGTCACGTCCACCGTCGTGCTGTTCAAGGTGACGGTGTATTTCTGGCCGTAGTTAGCGGCCTTCACCCAGACCAGCGCCTCATGGGTGGCGGGCCTGGCGGTCGCCGGGGCCAACAAGGTGCTGTCCATGTCTGGCAGCGCCCGGGTGTTGGAGATGAAGGTGTAGTCGCCGATTGAGACGGCGCGGATGTCGCTCTTGGCGCTCACCACCGACGACAGGTAGGTGTACGCACCCGCCGCGGCGCTGACCGTGTACTCAGTGCCGGCCAGATCGAACACCCGGATGGCGGTCTTGCTGATCACCACCAGGTACTTCTCTGCGCTGTCTCGCAGCACGGAGTGGACGAACACGTCGCCCAAATCGGTGGTACTGATCTTGGCCAGCGACTGCGTTGGCTCCCGCTTCCTCAGCCCTTCCGAGATTGATGAGTAGCCATTGATCTGCAGCTCGCCCTGGGTCGGGTCACGCTGCGCATCGGGCTGCTGGCTAATCCCCTGGAACAAGTTGGGGATCGTGTAGGAGAAGAGTTCAGCCAATGAGATGCCCTCCTCCCGGTCCGCGCAGCAGGCCGTAGCCCGGGCTGTAAGTCGGGAAGGGGCGCAGGCCAGGGCCGCCGGTCAGCAGGTTGTAGTGGTCGTTCTCGGCCTCCATCCGCAGCAGTTCATTCAGCGCTGCCTGCTCGTCGATGGCCGTGTACTTGAACAGGGCGTCAGAGCTCAGGACGCGATCACTGAAGACACGAGCGGATCGAATCGTGATCCAGCGGTTGAAAGGCTCGGGGCAGTCATCCCACGGCAGCAGGAACACCACATCAGCCAGCACCTGAGTGATGTCAGAGCCCAGAGTTGAGGTGCGCTTCTCGCGGTCGTAAACCTTCTGTCCGCGCAGCTGAAAGCGCCCAGCCCACTGGTACGGATCGGGCGACCACCGCACCACGTTGGCCGGCACGGTGATCGTGTTGGTGGTGACGTCCTTGCTGAAGGGGTAGCCGGATTCGGTGTTCCACGCCCAGCCCCTGGACTGGCCTTCCTTGTGAAACTCGAGCAGCGTCCGCTCTGCAATGCGGGCTTCTGCAACCTGTTCATTCTCGAGCGTTTCCACCGGCGCCTCGCCGATGTTCTCGAGCAGCACGTTGACGGCCTCGAGAAGGCTGGTCCGCCCTGGCGTCAGTGACTGGTTGGCGGTGCCCATTGGCTCTGCGGGGCCGTAGACCTAACTGTACGAGCCGCACAAAAAAGGGGCCAGCCGTAGCCAGCCCCAGGTGATTTCCACTCGACCCCGAGGAGCCGAAGCGAGCTTAAGGGACGACGATCTTGTAGGCAGCCTCAGCGCGAAGCACGCCCATGCCGATGGCCTGGCGGGCCACCATCAGGGTTGCCTGCATCTGGACGTTCCAGTCGCCGCTGGTGATCTGCAGAGAGGGGCTCATCAGTGTCACCACGCCGGCGGCTTCCTTGTTAAAGATCAGGCCGCGGCACTTCGACAGATCCTGCGCATAGTCAGTGTTCTTGTCGCCGGTGACGTTGGTGTAAGCCGCCTGGGTGACGTGGTTCGACATCAGGATGGGGATGCCGGCCACCTGCAGGGTCTTGCCGCTGGCGATGGTGCCGTTGCCGCCACTGCCGCCGTTGAAATCTGCGTTAATCGCGCGCGAAGATTGCGTGATGAAGTAATACTCCTCAGGGGAGAACACTGCATACATGCCATCAACGGGGACGTCCTTCTTGTCGAAGTTCACCCGTGCGGCGAAGATCGCATCCACCAGCTCATCACCCTTGGCCTGGTTGGTGGCAGCGGCGTAGCCGGCAGAGAGGGTCTTGCCAGCACCGATGCGACCGGCGTTGCCGGCTTTGCCCAGGGGCTCGGTGACGTTGGAGGCGGCGGCAAACAGGATGCGAGCCACACGCTTGTCGTACTCGTAGGCCAGGGCCCGGCCGAGTTCGGTGGTGTAGATCTGGCGCACGTCGTAGTACGCCATCAGCTCGTCGATCTCTGCCACAGCAGCGTCG